GGACACAGGATGGACTTCTCACCGCCAAGCGGTAGGTCCAATCCGTAATGACTAAAGACTGCCTCAAGGAATTCAGACTGATTCATTTGTTAATACCAATTCCTTTCCTGGTGGAACCTGTACGCATCACACCAAGTTTCATACCGATGTTGCACATACTTGTGTGCTTCTTTCGTTTGTTTGAGTAATGACCAGTGAGGCTTGCCCCACAGTAACTGCCATACTCCACGTGCTCCGCTCGATTTGTTGAAGGAGTCCACGTTGTATCGACTCTCTTTGTACGCTATGTTCAACGCACAACGAATCTCTTTCATGTCGGTCGTGACTTCGGCTAACGTCAGCTTCACACGTTCCCTCTTGTCGGTGACTACCGACAATTGTTTCTCGTATGTCATCTCTGGCGATAGTGCCAAGCTCGGCGATACGTACTGCATCAACGAGAAAAGCAAAGTCACTATTGCGAACCGCATAGTTACCTCTTTTCATTTTGTGAGTCACTGTCACTGTCTCACTGATGTCCATTGTAACCTGCCTGTTTTAGCAGATTGACCCAGAGTTCCGCAGGCATTACTGCATACGACTCTGAGATATTAGATGAGCCACGCTTCTTGATGAGGACCACGCCAGTCTCTGCATCTGCGTTTATCATTTCATCCTCTAGTTCCTGCAAGTAACCAGGGATGTTAATTCTTTTTTCATTCTTACATTCAATAACCACACCATCGATACCGTCTATGTCGCCGACATCGTCGTGACGACCAGCTCCGTATGCTCGCTCAGCACAGGGGTAGCCCATACTGATAAGCCACTTGACTACGTCACGTTCGAACTGCGAACCTTTGCGCTTGGATGGTGTTGTCATTAGAACTCAATGCTGAACCAGAAGAAAGCAAAGTCAACGTTGAGGCTGTATCTATCCAGGCTGATGCCGAAAGCTAAACGCTTGAGGCTATACCCTGCATTGAAATGTATACCCAAACTCATTGAACCAAATGATTTCATATGAACTCCCTTACATATACTTCTCTTAGAATTATTTTCTTTCTTTTCCTGATTTCCCTACGGTCCTCTGGAGTTGTCCCGCCCCACATACCGTGGTCCTCATGATGGATTGCCCACTGTAAACATTCCTGCTTCACCACGCAGCCAGAACATATGAGTCTTGCTGCTCTATAGGATTCTCTAAAGTTGTCTTCTCTTTCTGGAAAAAAAATTTCCAGTCCAACTTCTCTACATAATCCCTTGGTCAAGTCTGGAAAGTTCATTGGTTTCCTTTCGCAATGTTTTAGTTGTAAGAAGTAAATCTTCTACTTGTATCAAGTAGCCCTTACTTCTATTCGGTGGTATCTCGCAAGTAATCTCACGACCGAAGTTCTTAACCGCGTACCATACATGGTCGGTAGGAATCATGACAACAGTTTGTTCAAGAACAAATGCCCAGTAGTCAGCTTTCGTGACAGACAATCCTGAGAGTTCCCAAGACTGTGACTTCATGTACCAACATTCAATCTCCACATAGACATTGTTTGTTTGATGCCACTTACGGTCACGCTTTACTTCTACTGTTTTACCATTGGTCAGAAGTTGTTCAACCAACTTCTCACCGTCACGACCATATGAGAAATCTAAATCAAAGCTAGACTTGTTTACGTCCACTGACTTACAGTCCTTGCTCTGAATAGTTCAGCTGATGAATTGTAAAGAATCATCTTGCTGGCTTCAGCAGCCAGGGTGACATACTCCTCGGCGTTCGGGTCAGACTTACCGTGACGGTTCTTCACGATAGCCACACGATAAACATTGGAAGTGCTATCCAGCGCCACCGAAAGGACAAGTTCTGGTAGGGCTGCAACCTTGCCCATCAGAGCCTTGCGTGGCGCTGGGTAGTTTGGCTTACTCATCTTTTCATTCTCACTTACGTGATGCAGAACGATGAAGGCAGTCTCGTATTCACGAGCCATGTAATGAAAGGCGGACATAGCATCACGCAATGCAGTCCATTCGTTGTCGCTGGCTGCAGCGACGTTCATTAAGTTGTCCACATAAACAGCAATAGGAGCAGACCCATGGAGTTCTATCCAAGCTTCTATCTCCTCCTCGATATCTTGTAACGAGGGAGCTGGGTCGAAGGCAAATCTAATATGACCTGCCCCTTCATGTAGTGCGTCTTCTAGGAGAACGCTTGCTTCCGAGTCCATGATTCTTTCCACGTCAGCGACTTCACGATTCATAATGATTGCACCTGCGCGAGTTGCTATCGTTCTTGAATCAGAGTCAGCAGAAATATATAGACCAGGAACTTTTGAAGTTATGGCATACCACAGTGCAAGTAGGGTCTTGCCACCGCCTGGTTGCCCTGCAATTAAATGCAGTTGCGCCTGACGGAAGGTGACTTGAGAGGTAGTTAGTAATGGCAAGACCTCTGGTAATTGTTTACCAGCAGGTGACTCAACACCAACTACTTGCAACAGTGAACGCATTACTTAGTCCAGATTGTTTCCGCTTCGGTAACACCTGGCTTAAAAGGCTTTGGACCTTTTGCTGGGTCGAACCAGCCAACGTAAGTTTTACCAGCTTTGGATATGCCCTTCTTCTTGGCATAGTTACCACGACCATCTGGTAGCGCTGGTGCATCTGGATGTCCATATGTCCACTCGTTACCGTACTTGTCTTTGACAACCTCAATCGCTTGAGGTGTTGCTGGTGTTGTAGCTACAGGCTCGGCAACTAAGCCAGCATTCTGTAGCGCAGTGATTGCTTTATCCATACTGGATTGTCCAGCACGGCTAAGCAATTGTGTATGCAGGTCTGTCGCTGCTGGTATAGCCAGCAGTGCAGCTTGCAGGTTTGTAGTGAACTCAGCGACTGTGTTACCTCGGACGGTAAACAAGTCCTGACCATTCAACTTGCCAGTATATGAGAACGTAGATTCAGTCATCTACTTTCCTTTCTTTCCCTTTGTTGTAGGTATTTGCAATGGGAAATCTTTTGAGCCCATAGCTGAGCACTTGTCTTGGAACGAACACATCTTACAGTTTTCTCCAACAGATGGTGGGAACCATCCACGTTGAACACTGTCGTTCATTGCACCAAATACATAGTCGAAATAATCCATGGTTAAATGCGATAAGTCAATCAAATCATCAAGTTGACCTTGGCGTGTCATAAAGAAAGCGCCCCACTTTGGGCGAACGCCAAACATTCTTTCAATACCGCTGGCGTACAAGCCAGCCTGAATCATCCCAAACGGTGTCCTAGCACCAGTCTTGTAGTCGACGATGACAAGGTCTTCCCCTACCTTGTACACCACGTCTACAACAAAGCGGACAGGTGTGCCTCCGAAATGCACACTTGCATCCCACTCGATGCCAGGACGACCGTCGGGCATGGTAGCGATTTTCCAACCAGATTGTTTATACCAAGCTTGGTATGCCTCAACCTGCTTGAGTCCATCGCTTTGCCAGAACGCTAGGTCTTCACCGTCTGGGCGAGCTGCGGTCTTGCGACCGCTAGTCTTCCACTCAGAGCTTGGAATCCCTGATTGTTCTTCGGCAATCCTAACGGCTTCATTAAATACGTCAAGCCATTTCTCAGTTAAACTCATCATCATCCTTCGGAGTATAGTCGGGGTTATCCACAGGGGTGGGGGTTGTCATAGGGCTACCACAGTGAGCACAGAAGCTATCGGTGAACCACAAGACCAGCTCGTAGTCTTGAAAGACCGCTCTGATAATCTGAATGTTTGAACCACAGTTGATACACTCATTGCTGGGTATACCTCTTTGGTCAATCAGATTCTTGTTGGGCTCTGTAGAAGTCATGGTTCAACCATTCCAGCATAGAGTGGACAGCAGAACCAGCAGCCAAATAGACGGCGGGTTTCTCTGGAACCATCGCAACTTTGCTAAGATAGTATTTCTGCGGGCAAGATTGCCAAGTAGATAACTGACTGTAAGACCTATGAGGAGGAAGTTTGTCCATACCGAGAATCATACTGCGACTTTCCGACCAGGCTGGTAAGACACGCCGAGTCTTTTGTGATAAGGTTGAGGGGTGGTGGGCGGGAAAGGCTCGCCGAAAGGCGAGCCGTGAAAGATATAGATAAGTTTATTCAGAAGATTGAAGATGCAAAGACGCATCTTCCAGAAGGACACAAAGATAAAGAATGGATGGAAGGGTTTAACTCTGGTCTTGATTGGGCAATACGAATATTGATTAAAGATAAGTCTGCGTATTAAAACAAAAAGAAGGGGGACCGAAGTCCCCCTTTCTTTCTGGCTCCCTACCATTCAGGTGGAGCTACTGCGAGCGCATCTAGCGTGGCTAAATTGATGCACCCGACTGCTGGGATGGAAAGCTTATGTTGCAATCCCTTAAGCACTTCAGCAAGGGAAGCATCTAGCACATCATCTCCAGCGATATTAAGCGCCACCCTAACTACTTCTACTAAGGGGTGGCGTTCTCCTGGCGATACCAGGGATATTAGTTTGTTCTGTTCCATTACTGAACTGGAACTTCAGTATCAATAGTCTGCAATTGAATCGTAACTACTCCGCCGAATCCTGATGCAAATGAGGGTGGCGCAGTCTGTTCAAACTGGATAGCACGGATAGTACAGACTCGTTCTTCTCCTGAAGAAAAGTCTTGGAGTAGTACCGCTCCTCCATTTTGTTCAATACGTTCCAGATAGTTAATGCGTTCCCATGGGTTTGATACTCGTGTGACTCCATTGGAATCGCGTTCCTCCTCGTAGCAAAGCAGTGGCAGGGTTATTGTTCTTGACCTTAGCGGAGCAGGTAGAGCACGGCATTGCCATTCTTCTACGATTGGTCCAGAGGTTGCATCAGATGTACTCCTCGAAAGAGTCATCTCAATTTCAAAGTGGTCAGCTGGTTGAAGACCAGCAGATAACTGGAACTCTGTTGACCCAGTCAATGGGATTGATTGGATACCTAGTTCGTTATTATCTTGGTCATATACAGAGAAGCCTATGGTTCCACCACCACCACCACCACGAACTGCCAGTGAGATAGGTTGCTTGTTTTCTGCAGTACCCCAGCGAATCCATCCAGACTTGATGACTCCAGATGTAGCTAAATCAGTAGCGCTCTCAAGCCAAACACCAGATGCACCAACCATAAATTTTCTAGTAGTGATTCCCATAAACGCTACGCCTACAACATCAGAAGAATCTGTTTCCAAATCAGCTGCATAAGCATAGCCATTGTCTATAGGTTGACCAAGGTCAATCTTCCATAAACCTTTTTTATTGTTTATTGTAGCGTTTCTTGTTGCGTAAATATATCTATCGGTAAATGCAATGTCTTGGACATCGCTTGAAAGATTAAGTGGTCCGTAGGTAAATCCCAAACCATCAGTGCTTTGATTGCCGATGCGAACACCAGCAGTGGTAGCCATAACAACATACTCATTTAAGTATGTTCTAATCTGGTTAAGGGTTTCACCACGAGGAAGCTCTGCAATTACGATTGGGTCTTTGATTGCAGCAAGAGGAGATGTCTCATCTATGGCAAATGACAATACGCGGGAGATAGCACCGAGCGTGTACCCAACAATGATGGCGCTATTAAGTTCGCCAACAGAGTTCCATACTATGGATGTATCTTTGAAGGTATACCGTTCTTCAGTATTGCCAATAGTTGTTGGTGTAGAGGATGGAAACCTAGAAATTTCATACACAACAGACTGTGTTGTATCTTCTTTCACTCCTATGACAATGCGGTCTTTAACAAAGCCAATAGCTTGAACGGTAAAAGTTGTGACACCGTTGGGCTTAGCCCAAATTTTAGATACAGTCATAGATGTGCTGACGGTATAGATACCATCACTGCCACCAACGATAGCGCTATTACCATCACTGGCTAGTACCTGTGCGGTTACCGATGTGGCAAGGGAGGTTGAGGTAGATGCATTGGTTGATGCATTGTAGTAATAAACGTCGCCACCTTGAATATAGAATGTTCCACCTTGGGTGGTTGCTGGCTTTGCCGTGATAGCAGTGGTTGAAAAATGTGTAGTTGTTTTTAATAAGCTAATTGAACCAGTGTCACCAAAGACATCTATGTTGTTTGATTCATAGAACCTGAACAGGTCAGACGCTTCAGCGTCATAGTAACGTTCGCCAGCACCATGATGCCATGAGGTAGCAGACCGAAGCCACCAGTTAGACAAGGAGTTTTCACCAGCAGTAGAGCCCTGGTCAATACGTTCCTTCTGGTATGTCGTAGTGATACGACTGATTTTGTTCTGGTCAGATGCAGCGGAAAGCCAAGGAGTATTACCGATGGCATAGCTTGCAGCAAAATCCTCACGCTTGTATTTAACAAGCGCAGTAGGAATTGCTTGGCTAAGGATAATCGGTAGGTCGCCAACAAGGTCCTTGTTATTTGTAGCCACTACTTAACCTCTACTTCTTATTGGTTGGACAATCTGGGCAACAGCAATGGTGATGAGGCTTGACCTCAACAACTGCTGGCTTCTTATCTGGCAGCACCGTAAGTGCTGCTTTGATTTGATTCTTTAACTTAGGTTGATTCATCCACCAGAACCAAGGGCTAGTGTCATTAGCCTTTTCAGGTATGATAGAAATATGGAGATGTTTCGTATGCGGATTACTACCGCTGTACGGACGGTTGCCTTGCTTAGCAAACTTACGATTCCAAATCTTCTTATTGAAGATTAGATATTGAACTCGCTCGTCCTCTTTAAGTTTCTCAAAGATAACCGCGCAATCAATCCCATGCTTAGGGTCATGGGTAAGGTCGACTGCTAGCCCAGTATTGTGGTCCGAATTCGGGCTCGCCTTTCGGTGAGCTGCACTTGGCAACAATCCGTCCGACAACTTCTTTCGCTTCGGCGACAATGCCGTCGCTTGGCGCAGCACAGCAATAGCAGCAGGCGTGGCTTTCTTGATTACAGGTTTCATTCATTTTACTTTCCAGCAAGAAGTGTGAATAGTTCATCAACCCGACGCTCCAGGCGCTCGATTGCATCTCGCATCGAGCTGCCTGAATTCGGTTTAAGTTCAGTAAGGTAGTGCTTGACTAACCAGCGAACGGAGCCAACAAAGCTGGCGACTATTGTGGTAACCGCTACAGCGATACCAGCCCATTCGTTGGTACTCATTACTCTGCTCTACCGAATGCGTCGTCAGATGTATCTAAAGCACGGAGCAAGACGGGCAGCACTGCCACGACTCCTGCCGTGACGATTGCCTTGAGTCCTGCCGTATCAAGCGTGAAGATATCTCCACCAGTAGCAACAAAGGCAGCAATAGCAGCGCCGAGGAAATGCCGAGCATAGCTCTTAATGGCAGCAAAAGTTTTTTCATTCATTTATTTCTCCTTAGTTTTATAAACAGAGGACCTATCATTGTCCCCTACTTTCTTACTCTATTGGTTCTTCTGTTACTAACTCTTCAATTATTGGCTGCGGTGGAAAAAAATCTCCACCATCAATACCGTTATTGTAATCCCAACCATTTATACCGCGTGTATACTCAAGGTATTTTCCTGGGTTAGCAGCAACTACTTCATCTTCTACGCCAACAATAATGTTGACTACTTTGTTATCTTCAATAACTGCAAATAATCTTTCCATATTTTCTCCTTATACCCAATATTCAACGTCTATTTTTCCAGAACCACCAGCGCCGCCTGCTGAATGACTACTCCCAGCAGTGCCTCCAGCGCCAATTGCATAAGCAATTGATTGTCCAGGAGTTACACTTAAAGTTGAATGAATAACTGTTCCAGAATAACCATCATCACCTTTAGTGGAACCTCCTCCAGCATCACGAGCCCATCCACCTGTTCCGCCTTGACCTGTATTGTCTGTGGCATTAGCACCAGTATGAATTCCTCCATTACCATTTCCAGAGAGATTTGGCGCGCCTACCCCACCTTTGCCACCTGTTGCATCTGTTGCGCCTGTAAATGTTGTATTTCCACCAACGCTGCCTGTGCCAGGGGAAGAACCACTATTAAATGCAGCACCGCCACCGCCCCCACCGCCTGCGGTAAGTATGACATTTATATCAGTGACACCTGCGGGAACGGTGTAAGTAGTTCCAGACGTTAATGTAACTTTTTTAAGAATTTTACCTGCTGCTGCACTAGGTGCAGGAAATACTGAAATACCCATAGTTATGCTATCTCCACTCCGCTTAGGTGAAAGTCAACCGATGTAGATGAGGCGCTTCCAGCAATGATTTGTGTTGCGGGTACTACCTGCTTCAAGTCAAAGAAGGCAGTTGTATTGGCAGCAACAGATACGCTACCTAGTAAGTCAATGCTATTGATAGTCATTGATGCTGTTACTGCAGCCGTTGTCGGATTGCAGATGATGATGTTTGTAACCACCGCAGTACTACCTGCTGGGGTTGTGTATAGGGTTGTTGATGTAGTCGCTGCTGCTGTTCGGGCAAGGACTTTACTTACTACAGCCATTAGTTACTGTACCTTTCTGTTTGTTTGTTAGGATAGTAAAAGTTTTGCTTCTTCTTCTGTGATGCCTAATTTGTCAAGAAGTGCAATCCGTTGATTCTTTTTTTCTTCAAGTGTTGCTTTTAATTCATTGTAATAGGCTTCATCTGCAAGGACTTGTTCAAATTCTTCATCTGTCATTTCCCTTGTTACAACATTTCCATTGTCATTAATCGTTATTAAAGGTTTCATTTATTTCACCCCATAAATATAAAGTGTGCCGTTATTGTAAGACTTACCACCTGAATCATTTGCAAATGAAACTGTTGTCAATGCGCTTCCTGTATAAGCAGCAACATATCCTGAAATCATGTTGGCTGGTGTGCCCAGTCCTTCCGTTCCTGTCTGAACTACATGGATTAGTTTGTGCCCTGTAGTAGTGTAAGGATTATGTATTTCCATCCATGCACTACCAAATGAACCTTGATTCATATTGCTGACATATGGAAATGCAATTTTTGTTGCAGCAGCATCACCATAAACAGTATCAGAAGCATGTGTGTAAGCACCTGAACCTGTGATTCTGTAGTTAGCCCCTGAATCATTATTAAATCTGCATGTGTGATAACCATTTCCACCTGTCATAGACCAATTGTCAAGATGTAAAATTAATTTTTTATATCCAAGTGCAGATGAAGGAAGCGTTACTGTGACAGTATTTCCTGAAAATGCTGTTGTGCTTTCTAATGTTATTGAACCACCACCACCAGCAGGCGCAGCCCACTTCAATCCTGTGCTTTCCGCAGAGTCAACCGAAAGAAGGTAGCCTGCAGTTGAAGCAACGGTTAGGGCAGCATAGGTATCATTACCAGTGCCAACAACTAAATCACCTTTTGCTGCTATAGTAGTAGCCATATCATTTGTAATGGTTACAGTACCTGATGTACCACCACCTGTGATACCTACGCCAGCGCTAACCTGGTTTATATCTGCGGCATAATTATCCGCAAGCGTTCTTGCTTTTGTCATTAGTATGCTCCCATTATAGACATTACTTCAATAGAACTTGTATCAACCACAGCCCACGAAGCAGTTGTTCCGTTGGTAGTTAAAAATTTACCTGAGTTACCAGTCTGGCTAGGTAGTGCATCTACAGTAGCCCAGACCAATCCTGTTGCGGTGCTTGAGTCAGCCTTGAGATAATATCCGTCAGTGCCAACCGTTAATTTGCCAGGGGTATCTGCCGAAGTTGCCACCAGTAAATCACCTTTAGCATCAAAAAGTGAGTTAGGTATTGCAGTAGCAACATCAAATGCTGTAAAGGTAATAATCTCTATTACATCAGAGGCAGCAAGGGCTGGGCTAAATCCTGTAATGCTTGTGCCGTTAGTTGCTGTGTAGTCTTGAGCACGGACCATAAGTACACCGTTAAGGTATACTTGCTCCTTGCCAGTTAGATAAGAAAGTGTTGCTCCATTATCATCTACGCCCGATACGCTGGTTTCTCCACCAGTTAATGTGTAGCGATAGCGGAACAAAGCAGCAGTAGATGAGATACCACCCCAAGCAGTTCCACTCCAGACAAACATTTCATTGGTAACTGTGTTCCAATAAAGAGCGCCAGTAAGAAGTGGGTTGCCATCATTGTCTAAAGTAGGTGGTGTTGATTTAGCACCTAAGTATCTATCATCAAATTCATCATAAGAAGTAGCAGCACTAGATGCTGATGTTGCTGCGCTGTTAGCGCTAGTCAGAGCAGATGATGCTGAAGTGCTAGCACTAGAGGCTGATGTGGCTGCTGATGTTGCTGATGTAGCAGCAGCAGATGCTGAGTTAGATGCTGTCGTAGCATAAGCAGCAATAGATGCCACAGAAGCAGCAGCAGTAATAGCATCAGCACTAGCAGAGTTAGCAGAAGTCAGAGCGCTAGATGCGCTAGTTGCTGCAGATGAAGCACTTGTCGCTGCAGCAGTAGCACTAGCAGCAGCAGAGGTAGCAGATGTAGCAGCAGCCGTTGCACTTGCTGCAGCAGATGTTGCAGAGGTTGCAGCAGCGGTCTGCGATGTTAATGCAGATGCAGCGCTTGTGGCAGCAGCGGTTTGTGATACCAACGCACTTGCTGCGGATGTGGCAGCTGCTGTTTGTGATGCTAATGCTGAAGCTGCTGAGGTAGCAGCGCTTGTTGCACTAGTAGCTGCTGAAGTTTGAGATGTTAAAGCACTTGCTGCTGAAGTCGCTGCTGCGGTTTGAGACGTTAAAGCGCTTGATGCTGAGGTTGCAGCAGCGGTGGCTGAAGCAGCAGCCGAAGTTGCATATGATGCAATAGTTGCTACAGAATTAGCTGCGGACGTAGCAGATGTTGCTGCAGATGATGCTGAGGTTGCAGCACTTGCTGCTGACACAGAAGCAGACGAGGCTGATGTGGCTGCAGCTGCTACTTGAGCATCAGCAAAGTCTTTACGAACAGCATCGCTAGATGATGTTGGTGTAGCAAGGTTTGTAATCTTAAATCCACCAGCATCAAGAATAGAACCAAGAGTTGCTGTAGTTAATGTCTTACCAGTAAGAGTCTGTGCTCCACCAGTACCAACAACATTTCCAGTTACTCCATGTGCTGAGGTAGCGCCTTCATGTGTACGGAAATCTGAAAAGTCAAGAGCGGATACACCGTGCTCTACGGTTGCTCCGACTGAGTGTGCCTTGGAGCTAGTACCATCAACGCCACGAGTTACCGTATACGCAGTACCAACAAGACCAGTTACCGTAACGATTTCTTCGTTAGCGGTATCTTTCTCAAGAATAAGTGTGAATGGATACTGCGACGGTAGACCAGAGGCAGCAGCCAGTGACAAGCTTGTGCTTGTCGTGCTTGCATCAACGGCGCTAGAGAGTGTTGTCTTAGCAGCGGTCGAGCTGTAATAACGTGCAATTGTCATTCGTTACCTCGTATACTGGATGATGTTCAGGAAGTTGGCTTGTTGCTTAGCAATTTCCTCTTGCAAGCGAACGGTGTAGAGCTGGAAGATGTACTTCGCAGCAGTGGTTGATGCTCCAGCTTGGACTGGTTGGTCAAGCGCATCGGCAGATACCGAGGTGGCTGTAACCTTTCCAGGGTCTACTGTCGACAACAGTCGATACATCGCGCCAAGACGTACCACGTCTTCGCAGGATGATGGAAGACCGCTGACCGTTAGCTCTTGAGCGTCGGTAATAGCGGTCGGAAACTTTGTGTACTGAACGTTTACTGTACGTCCAGGCATTGGTGATTCTTTTAGAATCAAAGCTTGTTTGATAGTTGCAGTATCTGTATCGTAATAGTTGGTATCTAGTCTCCAGTTTTTTATCAACTGCCACACGCCAGTTGAATCTGGGACATCCCAAGATATTCCTGTTACGTCTTCTAATGCGTCTGGCATTATGTAGGAGTAATCAGAACCGTTAAAAGTAAATGTATAATTTGAAATGCAAGGGAAGCTCATTCCCTTGATAGTCTCGTTGATAGCTCTCTTGACTTGACTACGTGGGAAGATTGGATTGTTTCTAACTACCGAGCCAGTCACGTGGCTTGTAGCTGCAGTACCGCGCCATCCACGACCTACTGGATTACCAGTGGTTCCAAGGATTTGAATAGTACCGCTGGTACTGATTGTCTTCTTAACGTAAACCAGCTCGTCATCAATCTCGGCAATGCCACGGCTGATAGCAGAGGCATCATCAACAAGCATAGTCACGTCTTCGGATGTGACGGCACTGGTAATGATTGTTACCGATTCCTGGTTCTTAACATAGGAATTGATTTCGGCAATGGTTTGTTCAGTCAGTTCATTTAATGTAGCCATTATGCCTGTGCTGCCCTTCCGATAATGTCAGATGCCCTGACTGCCTTTTGAATATCTTTCATCTTTGTCGAAGCTGGTTGAATACCAAGTTTGCGAGCATCACGGTATGCGCTCAGTTCTCTATCTGTACTCTTGATTGCAGCAGCAACTGGCTCATTGCTTATCGCAATGTTTGATGCTCTAAGGCATTCACCCCAAGACTCATGGTCCTGGGTCTTGCAGCCACTTCTACACTTCGACAATGTATTCACCATAACCAGCAGCAGTTAACTCTGCTGCTTCTTCATCTGTAATTGGATTGTCATACCCACCGCGTAATACGCGGGAGTAATCTGCTAAAGAGGAATCCTGTGGAGATACGATTGTTGACCAAGTGCCACTGGTGCTTTTGACTACAGTCTTACCCCATGGGTAGGACACAAACCATAGGTCGTTTTGCATACCAAGTTTGATTCTCATGGTTGGTCCACGAAATATCTTTGCCATTACCACTTCACCTTGTCTGCCCAATACGCTGCAGACATAGTTCCCTTAGCAATGTTCTTAGCATGGCGAGCCTTGAATGATTTACGACGCTGGCGATATGACCTGGTTTCCCCAGCCTTTTGTGGTGAACCGCTAACGCCTTGTTGACCAAAGCGAATAGTCTTTACCTGGCTACCAGATTTAGCAACAACGACATGTGATTTAGTTGGATGGTTGGGTGTGCGCTTAGGTTGGTTAAACCCCGCCACTCCCGCTCTCTTTAGTCTTGAGTCCATTCTTTTTATACTCTCCAACTTTTCCTAGTACCGATTGGATTCGTCCATCTTTGCGGAGGCGTACCACCATGCCATCCTTTATTTGTATCGGGTTGAAGCCATGATGCTTCTTGTATTTACCCGATGACATTACTTCTTCTTTTCAGCACTTGCACTTTGCTCTGCCACACTTCTTACACTTCTTCGCTGGCATCATCTTCTCCTTTGTTTGTAAATTCTGGTTCGTCTAATTCCCAATCAGGAAGGTGACGGACCATAAGTTCCCACGCTTCACCTTCTGTAAAACCTGCTGAAGCAAACGAGTTGTATAACTCGTGTGCTTGTAATGCATATTCTTGGAGTGGCGTAAAAAAATCTAACGGCAACTCTTCAGCCTTTTTCTTCTTTGCCATTTATCTCCCTTGTGAGAAGGGGCGGTTGCCCGCCCCTTCTACTGCGTAAACTAGGACGCGATGCTTGATTTTGTCTTGATGACGTAGCGAGCTTCTTTACGGTAGACATTCCAACCGATAAGAGCCTTCCAGCCAGCAGGACGGAAACGCATCAACTTGTCAGTTACAGGACCGATGACAGTCTTTGGCTCGTAAGAGACAGCCTCAACAAGAGCCTGCTTTCCGAGAAGAACTGTTGCGTATACCTTTGAAGTACCAGAACCAGATACGGATTCTGCACGTGGGGTTTCGATATAACGAACCTGGTCGTAGATACCGATTTCACCGTTCCAGAGGTTAGCTACGCCAGCCTCAGTGTAGGTGTGTGGGAGCTGCCATGAAACGTTTCCAGCAGTTGCTGCTTCCGAACGAAGGTCGAAAGATACATCTGGGTGGATAAGCGCTGTGTAGAAGCCACCGTCACGTGGTTGTACAGATGCACCGCGAAGCTTTGCAACACCCTTGCGAGCAAGAGCTGCAGAGATGTATGGAGCAGTGGTGCTTGAAGAAACATCTTCACCGTTGAGTGTTGACTCATCAGCAGAGGTTGTTCCTGTGTAACGCATTGTTGCAAGAGAGGTGAGCTTGCCCCATACGAGGGAGTCAAGTGAGTCACGCATGTTGAATGACAACATGTCTGCAACAGCTGGGTCGATTGACGAGAGAGACTCAAGCGCCAAACGCTCAGTGGTGATTACGGCATTGCCGTACTCATCTACAACAACGTTGACCTTGTCAGTGTTGTTGAGTGTTACTGCGTCTGGGTCTTGGGTCTGGGTTAGTGCGGTTGTCGCACGTGATAGGTCTGTGTAGACCTGGAAGACGACGGTGTTACCTGGGTTTGTTACATCGACTGGGCGCTTGTCCGCAAACTTACGGAACATTGGCTCAGAGCGAAGGTTAAACTCAATGTACTTGTCATACGCCGTCTGAATCAAGTTCGACATCGTTGATGTCGTAGTTGACGTTGCGGGTGTAGTAGGCATGATTTCCTTCTAATTAGGGTTGATAGTTGACGTATCAGCCTTTGAGTAGGTTACCTAGTTCCTCTGGCGAACTAGCGTTCGCAATCCTGGAAGCTAAGTCTTGACCCACGTATGGGTCTATATCTCCATCGTCAAAGCCTGACATTTGCTCAAATGCTTGAGCATCTGGAGACGGTGTCTCCTCTTCAACGGCTTCGATACCGAAAGCCTCACCATATTCGTTTAGCCATTCGGCTACAGCATCCTCATCTGCTTCAATATCATCTGGGATGAATTGAGCAATTCGTGGATTGAGTCCGAAACCTTCTAAGATTTCGCCAACAGAAGCTTCGTGACTTAGTGTCGTATACTCTGCAAGAATCTCGTCACGTTCCTTAAGTTGCTTGGAAAGCGTGTCAATCTGCTTGCGAAGTTTCTTTACTAGGTCAGTTCCACTGCCGTAGTCTTCATCTTCCATTTCGTACTCGTTGTATTCTTCAGCCATTGTTTCTCCCTTTATTAGTAGTTAAACCCTCATCGGGTTCTGCACCACACGTACTCCTCACCAGGGGTAGTGATTCGTAGACGTGATGACTTCCAGGCTTATACACATCACCAGGGCTGGACGGTCTGGGATGGAATCTATTAAACGTCTGGTGTTCTTAGACGTGAGCCAAGTGAAGCACGGTCAATCGCACTTCTCTGAGCAAATCGGGCGCGTTCTTTGGATGCAAGCTTCTTAGCTTTGATGCCAACTTCTGCGCCACCTGTAAGAGCGAGTGATTCACGAGCAAGGTCTTCAGTGCCAGCTTGTTCACCAGCAAGACCAAGTAGTCTCTGGTAATCAGACTGCTGACGAGCAGACCGCTGAAATGCTTCTTCGGCAAGGTTAGCCTTGCCTGCCTTGGTAATTTCTTCAGCAAACTTCTCACTGACTCCACCTTGCATGCCAGCACGTAGTGCTGCACCACCAACCTCAGCCTTGGTGTACATCTCTTTGGCTTGAGGGGTTGTGTAACGGAATCGAGAATTGACAACTTCGAACGCTTTATCTGGGTCAAGCAAGTAAGCAACCATGTCTTTTTCTGTCAGACCGTAGTAGTCTTTAAGAGCCTGCTTGATATTGGCATCTGCATTTTGCAATGCCTGTTGAGCAATATTTACACGTTCTGTAATCTCGGAAACAGATGTACCAAGCTCAGCAATAAACTTAGTGAAGTCTTCTGGTTGGTCATAGAATCCAGGTGGAAGACCAGCCTCAGACATAATCTCTTTGTACGCAGCTTCTGTCTTTACGTACTCTGCTGGTGTCAATAGGCGGTCGCCAGGTTCTCCCTTACCTTCCGCCATACGTTTACGGATAATCTCATTAGCAGCAAACCGAGTTTTATATGCCTCGCTGTTATAGATAGAGTTAAGAATCTGTGCATCTGTTGGTGCTACGTTATCTGCGTATACTTGGTCGATAGACTTCATCAATGAGTCAAGAAATGTTTGACCAAGACCAGTATTCTCAAACATCTGCATAACAGAGTCACGAGCTGAGTAATCTTTATATTCGTCAATTACCTGCTCTGAGCCATCAGATAACAATGAGACAACCTGAACAATACCGCCAGTTTGACGACGAGTAATCTGACCAACCGTGGTTGGCTTGTTCTGCATTGTTGTTAAAGTTGTTGTAAGAGTATTGATTTGATTTTGTAGTGCGGTAATAGTGTCATTGATTACAGTGTTATCAGTTACGCTAGAAGTGGTAGTAGCAGTAGTTACGGAAGTGGTTACAGGAGTTGTTGCAGAAGTTAAATCTTGATATAGTTTCCACTCTGTACCTATAAGAGTCCAGTGAGTACCTGCAGGAGCATCGTATGGAGGACCAGCTTTTTTAGCAGCTTTATTAGCTGCAGCCATAGCGCCAGCAGCGGTTGCATAAGTCTTGCCAGCGTATTCATTACTTCCCTTTTCATAAGGTGTAAGAATTCTATCTGCTTCGCCAGGGTCACCAGGGACTACTTGCTGACCTGTTGACTTTGCTACATCTGCTACGTTCTTACTTGCTTCAACCTGAGCTGGGCTTAAGCCAGTCTTTGGGTCACGTACATAATACGGGTCAATGGTTGCAGGATTTTCTGGAGTAGCATTGGTATTAGCTTCAATAGCTGCAGTTAATTCAGTATTAACTTCAGCTAAATCAATACCGCTATCTATTAGCATTTGATATAAGCGCATTTATTATCCTAAGAATCCGAAGTCTTGCAGAATCTTCTGCCCGATATTTGTATACTCTTCTTTTGCACGGCTGGTGTATTGCCATTTAGGACTGCGTCGAGCCATAACCTTTGCTTGGTATAAACTCATTGGGGCAATGTTACCCTTGTCATCCTGGTAGTTAAGAGTGCGATATAGGAAGTCCTCGTTCAAATCCATACTTAATGGCGACTCTTCCCACTCATTTGCTATTGCAGTAATCCATGGGTCAGCTGCTTGACGTAGCGTCATCCCTCTATTTATCTGGTCAGACAGCCCAGGGAACATAGATTTAGCACGAGCCTGTAGCTCGTTATCTACATCTTCTGCGTTAATTGTTCCAGCTATTAAACCTTTAACATTCTTTTCTAACCAAGTAGAGAACCCTGAATTAGAAACTGTATTCTGGTATCCATAATCCCAAGCAGTTTGATATAGCGAATTAGCTATAGTCTCTAGCTTTCCGCCAAGGTCATAGACAATCTTGCCATTAACCGTGCGACGGCTCTTGCTAAAGTCAATAGAGTCAGCCATCAACTTGTCAAAGTAACTATCGTTATAGTTAACGATTCCACCATTTACTGTGGCTGACTTCATCATTGTTTGCTCTGCAAGCTTGATAGCTGTATTAGGGTCTAGTGTTATACCCATTGCATAATACTTACGGACAAATGCTTCAGCATTTGACTGCAGGTCTGCCTTATATGTAGCTGGGTTAGAGTCCTTATAGAACTGATAAGTACGCCAGTCATCGGTATTCTTCTTATACCAATCGGTTTCCTTAAGCATTGCTAGCTGTAAAGCTGGGTCAACCACCTTCTTGGTAATGATGTCATTTAATACTTTCTTAAGTGACTCATCCTGTGCCAAGATAGATGCAGCAATGCTGAACTTAGCAGCTAAATCTTTTTCATTAAGAGTGTCTGTCTTTAGGTCTGGATATAAGTTTGTTGGAGCTGCCTTAGCCTGTGTTGCTGGAATCTTAATTCCAGTTTCTGTAGCATCAGTAAGTGTCTTAGCCATTGAAGCTTCGTCACCCATTCTTGCCATGGCAGGGCTAGACACTCCAGCAGTATTCTTTGCTGTATCTACTGACAATTGCTTAGCTTGTGTATCAGCCTGCTGTGACTCACCAATTTCTGGTACGTTAATAATCTGACCAGGCTTAACTAGGTTAGGGTCTGTAATCTGTGGGTTAGCTTGAATCAATTCCTTGAGACTAACACCAGCTGCTTTAGCAATAGATAAGAGCGTTTCGCCCTTCTTTACCTTTACCTTCTTTGCCATTATTCAACCACCTGACCAATACGACGAGGGTCGGTTAATGCACTATCAATAAGTTGCATAAAGTTTTTTACTGCAAAATTCTCTGCGTATTCTGGATTGGACCGTGCATACTCAATAGCAAATCGAGTTGGGTCAAACCCTATCTGGCTCTTGCTGGTGCTAGTTGATGTGGAAAGAATTCCACCTTTGCCTGGAGCTGTAGTTGTTGTAGATGTATATACAGCTGGCTCGCCTTTAGCCTGCTTGTTTACAACTTTCTGGTATGCAGCAATATCTGCTGCACCTGGCTCAAAGCCAAGCTCGGACTTATATGCAGCGGTGATATCAGAAGCTGCAGCTGATGTGCTGTACTCAGTTGTGGTTGTCTGCTTAGACTTAGTAGTACCGTATTTAGTACCAGTGTCGTCCTTATATTCGTCTGGGTTCCACCCAATAAGGTACTTGATTGGCTTGCCATCTGAACCGCTACCATAAGTGTTAACCCAATCGATAGCGTCATCCCAAACAGACTGCCAGTCTTTTTGTGGAACACCAGCTGCTCTTAATTGAGAAACGAAATCATCATAATATTTACGAGCTTGCGTTCCCTTTTTAGCCCTAGCTCCAACAAACTTAAACCAGGCTTTTGCTTCAGTTACATTTGGTGAGCGAGTCCCTGCACTTGGACCCATACCTGGCAAATCAATTGGAGGTAGGTCCATCTGAGTTTCTTTATTTATTTCTTCTTGTAATTTCCTTTGATATTCGATACGTGCATCTTGAAAGGCTTTATCGCCTTTCTTACCTTTTGGATAATCTTCGCGCTTTGGAGCTGTTAAAGTTGTCATTGATTCACCACGAATTCTGTATCTAGTTCTGGCATATTGTTTAACCAACGTGATGCAAAAGCATCGAATTCATCGGATGCTGTTTGAAGGAAGTTATGATGGAACTGTGAGAACTGTGCCTTCAATGCAAACTTCCTTTCATCGCTATTTATTGCAGCGTCGTACTGGTTTTTGAAGTCGCGAGCTTTAGCTACCCAGAAAGCTATCTCTTCCCACTTAACGCTTCCTGAATCAAAAGCATGTGCTCTCCAGTCAGTATCATCAACAATCTTTTCGATTGTTGTGATAGTTCCCTTCCAGTAATCTTTTCGGTTCTCGTCGCGTTCTTCTACCCAGCCTGGGTAATCTTTACCTATACTTGTTACCATCTCATCAAACATACGTTTGATTCCGACTGTTTCATATCTGGTTTCATATGTAGAGCCAATGCCGTA